TCCCCACTGTAGAATTAAGCCGATGTCCCATTTACAATAACCATTTTGTGCCAGACTGTATGAAACTATTTTTCCCTGTGAACTCAACGCAGACAATGCAGTCATAACAAACTTCGTTGTAGCAATCTGATCTGTATTGGTGCCAGCATCTGCTGTTGGAGCCGTTGGTATGCCTGCGAAAGCCGGGCTTAATAATGCTGCTTTTGCCGCCAGTTGCGTAGCTGTCGCATAATATGCCGGTAACTGTCCGCCTAATTTTTCTGCATTATTAGCTAAAGCAGCAGTACCACCATCGGCTGGCAAGGTCTCCGGTGCCCAAAGCACAATCTTCAATACCGCACTCCCACTTTCAACAGTGCTACCAACTATTGATGGCCATATAGGTTCATCGGCTCCGAGTGTACCCGCCTGAGTAACCTTTGCTATGACCCCATTCGGCAGCGATGGCGACCAAACCAATTGTCCTACTACCACAGGCTTCTGCTCCTGCCACAGCATTTCAACGAAGCATCGTAGAATATCGTTGTTGTTTTGCAAAAAATCCATCATTGCAGCCTGTGTAGTTGCACCTTCTTGTGCAACACCATTTACCTTGTTATAAACCTTAAGGGCATCACCCATAATTTTAAACTTCGGAATTTTTAAGGCTGATTCAGCCATCATAAAACCTCCTTCACAAATCCCTGCCAGGTTACATCAACAATTCCTGCGACAGGGTTATTATTTATATCCAACAGCTTGATCCTACAAGGATTACGACTGATAACCGCCGCCCTCGCAATAGTTACGCTGCCGGAATAATCTTGCACAGCATCAATCCTGACTGCTGTTGTATAGTAGTGTGGTGTTTGAATTTCAAGAGAAATACCTTCGATCGGCACTTCTAAATTTTCAAAATGTTCTTCCCTATCCGGTACATCCACGATCATGACTAACGAACGCAATACAGATTCTTCAGTTGTATTCGACGGAGCAAGCACGCGGATCTGAATTACATCACCAGCTTTGACCTGAACCTTACAAGTGTACGGCTTAAATAATACGGTTTCATCCGGCCAAAAAGCCCAATCTTCCTCATCCCAAAACGGAGCATCCGGAGAATCCCAAAAATTATTTTTGCCAGTAATCCTGTATTCAATTGCTGCTGGACCGCTGATATCATAACGTAGCCAAAATTGTCCGGAAGCCGGCACAACAAGCTGTGCATTAAGATAAAAGGCATTATACTGCTCACGCCAGAAAGCCCAATCAGGTTGTACCCAAAACTCGCATTCAGGATAGCCCCAGAAGTAAGACGATTGTGGAGCATGGATATATCCATCATCCAAAATAACGCCATTAGTAACAACTTTGCTCCATTGATCAGATGCAAAGTCCTCTTTGTAAAGCACGTTATCTTCAAGCGGATCGCCCAGATTCAAAACACAGTAAGACATACCCTGGCTTTCCTGCCCGGCGTTATCTACAGCTTTTATCATCACTGTATGTACGCCTTGGCGCAGCGCTTGCGTTTCAAAAGGCTGCAGAGTAATAAAACCACTATGCAATTCGTAGGCAGCATTCCAGTTTAAGCTATTACCCTGAATATACTTGATCTTAAAGCCAGCAATATCATTCGGGTTCGGATACTCAAACGTCCACCAAAAACGACGGGTGCCGCTCGAAAGTTCTTCGTGATCTAAAGTCGTGACATCAGGCGGCAACTCATCGATGCCTGCGGCCACCGGGCCAACGATAGTACCGGTAGACTGCCGGAGTTTAAGGACAGTAATAACCTTGACCATATACTCGGTAAATGGTTGCGTGTCGAGTTCGCACTCCATACCATATACCGACGCCGCAACCTTCCATGTACTGCCGTAATTATCAGAAAGTAAGACAGTAAAATAATCTGCCTTAGCTCCGTCCGGAAGTTGACATGAAACAAACATCCTGCAGCATAACGTTCCCTGCTTATTTTTATAAGCAACCTGCCGAGCCTGAAGGTCGATAACGTTTTGAGCATCGTTATCTGTATCCAGTGAATAGTCCGGCATCGGGATCTCGTAATTCTCTTCAAAGATGGCTGCATTATATTCGAGCGCTGTAATCTGGCGCTGATACTCTCCATTACGTGAAATGCTTGTCACGATAAAAGGCTTGCACGTACGTTCTACCGGCCCAAGAGCAAAAATATCATGCACCTGCGGTGGATCAGCTGCATCAAAACCAGTTTCCACAGTGACAGAAACCATACGCCCAACAACATCAATACTGCTTACTTTCCTGCTGTGCAGATTGTCATTGATACTGCGATACTGGAATTGATAATCCAACGTCATATCAACGGTATCCGGATCAATAGCCAAAGTCACAACATAAAGGCCGTTATTTTGATAAATGCGGCCACTGTGGCTCCACTGCGGCACATCATGAGCAACAAGTATCTGATCGCCAACCATACAGCCAATAGCATCAATCTCAGCCGAAAATTCAACACTCTGCAGCAGCAGCTCATTGCACTTCAACTGATATTTTGCTTCACGGTACGCCTGATCCCAGCTGGTAATTCCATTGATCTGTATCTGCGTAGTTTTAGGGATTATACCTGGCTCGTCATAATTGTCGCCGTAGCAGGTCATAGTATCACGTTCATAATCCTTAGCCGCATTATTGAAAGTCAATTCGATAGCATTAGCGCGATCCTTCGTTCCGAGCCAGGTTTGTTTAAAACTACCAGTAACTATATTACCCATCGTAAACATCTGCACCGGCTGCGAAACATGATCCCAAATACAACCAAACCTGGTACCGAATTGCACAATTTTTCCACGACCAACAGGAGCAATGTCTGTATTTACCTGCTGCCAAAATTCGCCGACAGTCGCCATCTCAATGTTGATTTTTAAATTCATCTTATCGCAATGCTCTGCCCATTCCTCGAAACGGTCATACATCATCAGCTCTGCAGGTACACCACGAACGTCTATAACGTTTTGACCAGTACGAGGATCTTCTAATAACCTGGCACCGTGGCAATAGTCATAAGCAGCCCAGGCCGGATTATTAGCTTCTTTTTCCTGGTACCCAACAGACGGATTATAGACCAGGACTGTCGCGCGTTCTTTGATAAACGTCAAATTCGGCGCACTCCCAGAAAGTTGATTTGTGGCCAGTGCTTTAAGACCGATAAGAGCCTTGTTTGGATAAATAAAATCGTCATAAATAACGCTTGATACTGTAGTCCACCAGCACTTCACACCATCCCTGGTACTATTGGTAGCCGCGCTGCGTCCAATCACCGTTACACGAACTTCATATTCGCCAGCTGGGATATTATCGATACGAAAACTACGCCTAACCGCAGTGCTTTGTGCAGCGCTGACACGGCCATTCTTGGTTACTTCGGCAGTTGTGCTGTAACCATCACCTTTAGCCTGCATTGTTTGTTTATCAAACCTAAATGGTCCGACATTGATGCTTCCTGTTTCACCCGGTGAAAATGATCCGGAATACCAACCGAAAGTACCAGCAAAAATCCAAACGTCTTTAGCACTTGGCTTCCCGACACGAATTCGCCAATAAATTTGTTTAATAGTATCCCCATCGCTGTCTGTAGTTTCTGATTTCACCCGCTGCACTCTGATTTTCCAATTTCCAAGCTCCGCAGAACCATCAATCAACTCAGCATTAACTGGGTTAGGTTTTACTATGGTATAGCTAGTGACTAACGGCTTCCATTCACCACTACCGCGAAGCGCATAATCAGCATTGATATCTACCCAAGCGGTACTTAGATTGCCATCGTCATTGGCGTGATACAAGCCTTGGCTAAATTCCACATCAATTATGATGCCCTCGGTAGTATTGCCCGGAATAACATCTGTACGGTATTCATTGTTCAGAATTTCGTACCCAAGCGCACGCGGTGTGATAACATCGTTGAAGTTATTTATTATTTCCTGATTGTTGGTACCTGGCCGAATATCAACAGTGACATCCTTATAATTTTCAATTGGATTATCATTGAGACTGACATTGCTGATCGTCAGCGGTCCTTCACCGGCACAAACCATCCAATTCAATACCTGATCGTTATTATTATTGGTTATGAACTTAGCAATACTCTGTCCACCAGATTTTACCTTGCCGTAGGTTATAGCAACAGCATTGCCTTGACCGTCCATGGTCGTAATACCATTCCAGCTGTACGTTGGATCCTCTGTGGAATTGTTAAATTTACCAAGTGATACTTTAGGCATTAGATATTTAGAAATCAATGTTCCACCAACGAGCATTATTCCCATTGCAGCTGCGTAACCCCAAGCCGTATTCACGGCAGTAGCAGCTGCACCCCATGCACCCCACGCACCACCAGCCGCAGCGCCACCAACACCCATTGAAACAACGGTCAACGCAACCATGGCTACAATACCAAAAATGCTTTTGCCGCCCTTACCGACGACCGGATGAACGGTTATAAAAGCTCCGTCCATAACCAGCCATTGATCTGGATGCTCGACGATCGTACCGTCAACCTGAATGTGCAGTTCCTGATCCGGCAGCAGGGTGCGATATTCGGCGATATAGCTTTCAAGCACCTCACCGCTACATTCAACTTGCTTTATTGACCTGTCTTTATCCGGTTCGAACGGATTTTTTACAAAAACAATAGTAATCAAGGGCGATCACCCCACAAATTCATAGAATCCCTCAATCTGCTTCTGCCATGCGATAGACGTAATACTATCAACGCAGCAGCCGATTTTTTCACGTGTATGGATAAAGCGGCCGTTACCGATATAAACCCCAGTATGATTTACTACTCCTGGCGGCGAATTAAATCGCAGAGCAACCAGGCATGGTACCGGCAAAGTTTCTCTTTCTGCAATCCGGCGCCATTTCGTAGTAGCAACTTCGCGCCTCAGTATCGCATTGATTCTGGCTTTATCTGAACAGTCCGAATAATACTCACCGATTTCTTTTCCACAACGGCGATAAATCTCAACAACCAAACCATAACAGTCAAGGCCAGACTTAACATCGCGACCTAAGTTTTTAAAAGGTACGCCTATCAGGTCGGCGTATTGAATTTCTTTAGACATATAAGCCTCCTTGATCTATACCCGGGAACCCGCCAAAGCGTTTACTGTTCCCGCGGGCCCGGCAATCTGCCAATGTATGATTACAGCCCTCAAGGTCAGACGTGCAGGCGCACTCTGGTCCTTTGTACCGAAAAGCACAATTATTTTTCTTGTAGGTATCCCACGGCCGCCGGGCCTGCGAAGGGTAGCTGTTGCCGAGTGAAAACGTTACCCACTGTTCAGATGCCGTAGCATCGGTTACGGAATAAACTTCCTGCAGCTCTGGTACCGGATTATCCAAAGCTGTCGACAATACGACATATAATGTTACCTTGGCATTTACACCACCACCGCCATGATTTAGCCAATACTCCATATCACGTGTTGTATTATCTACCTTCAGCTCAACGCTTGGTATAGATCCTGACCCGTCCTCTTTGACTGTACCAATCTGAAACGGGAATGCCTGATATAACTGATCGCACCAGTAAATATCCTCAGTATTTGCAACAACGTGAATATTATCTTCAGCTTCCAATCCCGGCAATTCTATCTTCAGCAAAATCAAAAAAGCGGTCCCACTGCATAATTCGTTCTTGGCAAGCTTGGCCAATGTTGATAATTTAATCGCCATGGCCTACACCTCATTCAGTGTTATAGACACCGTATAATAATGCAGCATCTTTGCTTTGATCTTCGGTGCCGATCCAAAACGTACAGCGTACAGTTTGCCTGATACCGGATCAGTCCAGTCAAAAGCTTCGGCACCAGCTTTTACAGTATTGCAGTAAAAGTCTACAAGCAGCTCTTTTTCCGTGTCCGGCAGCGAATTCCACTCGACAGTAAAAATCTTGCGAATACGTGTAAATTTAGGACGTGTCTGCTGGGATCCATCTTCATATTCTGACCGCAACGTTGGATCGGCCAGTTGTTCGTCCAGCGGATAATCAGGATTTCTAATTCCAGCTGGGAAAATATATTTTGATGCCATATTATCCCCCCTAATAAGTTGTGACAGCTGAACGCATCACATCACGGAATCCGCCTTCATTATTTTGTAACGCCTTCAGTACGATTCCAAGCACAAGGCGTTCTCCGTCAAAAGTTGCACTACCCTTGGCAGCTTGTACTGGTTGCCCACTTTCATTAGTGATGTTCACTTCGATATTTTGAATACCAGCATTACCGCCATTTAAAGCAGCTCTGGTTTGCTCTGCAGTATAAACACGTCCTGGCGTATTTAAGTCAAGGAGCTCTGGACCTTTTTCGCCAACAAGATACATTCCCCCAGGCGCATAACCGCCAGAAGCAAGTCCGCCCATAAAAGAGCTACCAGAATATTTTGTTCCACCAATACTAAAATTGGCCGAATGAGAGAGAATCCCGCCAAGATCAACATTGCCGCCACCCATACCAAACATGCTTGTAACCATGTTCATGACCAGCCCCTGCATAATGACTTTCATCATCATGTTCCAAATGCTATTGGTAAAATCCTCAAAAAGCTGTTCAGACATTTGCGAAAACGATTTCTGTTCCGTCAACATATTTTGCCCAAAGTTGGTAAAGGTTCCCAAGACGTCATCTAACCCTTGCCGCATTGTACCCAATTGATCATATTGCAGGTTTTTGATTTCATCCATTGCTGTACGCCAAGAAGCTGTTAAATCTGCCGATTGAGCATCCTGAAGCGCTTTTGTTGCAGCAGCATATTCTTGCTGGATGCGAAGCTTCTCTTTCTGCGTCAGCTCCGTATCTTCAAGTTCTTTCTGTAACTTTTCTCGGTAGCTCTCCAACTCCGCCACGCGCAGCGCATCAATTCTACTGATATGCATAGAATGGGTATCTTCCAGTGTCTGGTAATACTCCATGTCCATACCATGTTTTTCTGATAAATAATCCCGATAATTCTGAGTAGACTGCAAATCTTTGTACTTTTCAATCTGACTTTCTACTTTAGCTATTTCAGCAGGATCCACACCGGCAAGTTGAGCCTTGCTGATTGTAGAATTCATTTTTTCTATTTCTTCAGCAAGCGAAGCATTTGCAACATCAAAAGAGGTTCCAGTCTGTTCAATGATCTTGCGGTTTACTTCCTGTGACAGTTCAGCGATTTTCCCTTGATATTTAGTCAGTTCTTTCAGTGCTTTTTCTGCATCGCGTTCAGCCTGAGACTTCCCAGTTTTACCCTTCTTAGCTTTTTCTGCACTACCACCGAAGTTTTTTAATTCCAAGTTTTTAGCATCAATAGCAGCGGCTTTGTCGGAAGCATCTTTCGCCCTACGTTTCGCAGCAATTTGCGCACTATAATCAACAGCATGTATCCCGGTATCAGGAACAGTGATGCTGTCATCAATAAGTACACGACCGGTTTCATCATAAGTAAATTTTCCGCCGTTATTATAGTGTTGATATTTCTGATAAGCACCATAACCAATAGCGGCTACCGCAGTACCAACGCCAGCAAAAATGCCTGCTCCAGCAGTCAATTTCAAAGCTTGAATTGCCTGAGTAAGATTTAAAACTGTAGAAATCAATATCCCACCTTGAAAGACAGCATTTGCCATACTCCCAACCCAGCCGTCGGTTTCTCCAGCCACCATCGCTATTGCTCCAGCGGCACCAGTCGCAGCACCAGTAAAACCAATTACTGTATTGTAGAGCCCCACTGTAGCAGTCCCTTGCCTTCTTGCGGCATTGGCAGCAAGCAAATGTTCCTTTTGTGCGTTCATTGTTGCTGTAGCTAACTCAGCTTCTCCCTTTGCAGCTTGTTTTGCAGCTTGTAACTGAAGTTTTCCAGCCTGTGTAGCAGTCAAACCAAGCTCTTGGTAGTTATGCTGTAAATTACTAAGCCTGTACGCCACATCGTTATGACCCTTAGCTATCAGTTTATTCACAGCACTTTCAACGATCTCTCGTTCTTTTGCCGCTGCAGCTGCTCTATTGTAAGCCTGCTGCACTACGTTTGAAGCTTGGGTCGCAGCTTGTATCTCTATCTGATAACGTTCCATAATGGATGCTTTTCCAGTTTGGTAATACCCTAAAGTTCGTTGAACAGCCCCACCCAACATTGTCTGAGCTTGATATGCTCCGTTTGTATTATTTGTAACCTGCGCTACATCATTAGCAATACTGCCAACCTTCCACGCCGCAAAACCTGTTGCTATGGTAGTTACATTATCAGCAGCCCACCCTAACCCAGATCCCAATGTACTAACCGCCGGAGTAATTATTGTTGTCATTACTTTCCCGACTTCAGCTGCACCTTTACCAGCATTTATGATATGGTCGGAAAATAATTTCATGTTGTTAATAGTTTCTTTATTCAGTTCAAAACTCTCCTGATCAAGAAACATATTGGCAATATTGC